ACCAAGCACGTGCTGAGTTAGCCCGTGATGGCAAGGTACACAAGGGCGATGGCAAAGACGTTGACCATAAAAAGATGCTTGATGGCAAGGGCACAAACGCTAAGTCAAATCTTCGTGTCGTAGATAAAGAGAAGAACCGTGGCTGGAGAGGAAGCAATGGAAGCGCATATGGAAAATAAATGCTAGTCAGACAAGATAAGAGGGCGCTGATCCTCAAACTAAAACATCCGACAAGAGTAACCACACCGATACCAACAGCTAAGTTGGTAACGCACAAAGGGCAGACACTAGTGGCTGTCCCACACAGACCTGATGAAGTTAAGGTGCTGAGAAACTTGGGGTTCAATGCCCCTGACCCGATGAGCTACTACTATAAGTGGCCCGGACGTTTCAAACCTTTTGCTGCACAGATCGAGACTGCAAACTTTTTATCCATGAATGATCGTGCGTTCTGTTTGAACAGCATGGGCTTGGGTAAAACAGTTACGTCACTATGGGCGTATGACTATATGCGAGATGCCAAGTTGGTCAACAAAGCATTGGTTATCTGTCCACTGTCTACGATGGAGCGTACTTGGGCTGACGAAGTCTTCAAGACATTCCCACACTTGGATGCCACAGTTGTGTATGGCACACGAGAGCGTCGCAAGAAATTATTGGCGCAACCCTCTGATATTTACATTATCAATACCGATGGTATTAAGACGATTCAAGACGAGTTAGCCAACAGACCCGACATCAATTTAATTATTGTTGACGAGATTGCGATGTTCCGTAATGCCAGTACAGACCGCTGGAAAATCTTGAACAGCATATGTAATAAGCAGACGCACAGACGCATATGGGCTCTGACTGGTGCACCCACACCACACGAACCTACAGATGCATGGGCTCAATGCCGTATCGTATGTCCAACCAACCCCGATGTGCCTAAGTACTTTGGTCAGTTCCGTGATTCGGTCATGAAGCAGATCACACAGTTCAAATGGGTGCCTCGCCACGATGCAGTTGAGACAGTCAAGAAGGTGATGCAACCTGCTGTACGTTTTGCACTTGACGACTGTATTGACTTGCCTGAGCAAACATTTATCAACCGCGATGTTGAGATGACTGATGAGCAGAAGGTGGCATACAAGGGTATGCTTGAGAAGCTGATAACTGAATACGAAGGCGGTGAGGTCCTTGCAGTCAACGAGGCAGTTAAAGCCAACAAGCTTGTGCAGATTGCTTGCGGAGTTGCCTATGGCAAAGACGGTGAGTACATCAACATACCAAGTAAGCCTAGGCTTGACGTACTGCGTGAATTGATCGAGGGTTCAGAAGGCAAAGTCATTGTGTTCGTACCGCTGACTGGTGTGCTTGAACACTTGGTCGAGGAACTGTCTAAAGAGTGGTCAGTTGCGGCTGTCCATGGTGGCGTTGGCAAGGCCGAGCGAGACAGGATATTTGGTGAATTCCAAAACGGCACTGGCCTGCGAGTACTGGTGGCAAACCCTGCCACGATGTCTCATGGGCTGACATTAACTGCGGCAACCAATATTGTTTGGTACGCACCCATCCACAGCAACGATGTGTATGAACAAGCCTGCGCACGAGTGCGAAGACCTGGGCAGACTAGAACGACAGTGATTGCTCACATTGCTTGTTCAGATATCGAAAGACGCATTTACACCCGCTTACGCACCAAGCAGAAACTGCAAGGTGCACTACTTGAAATCATGAAAGGAATTGAAAATGATGAGCCCTGAGTTCTCAAAGTACATTTCCATATGGGAGGACAAAGTAAACAGTGCGGGATACGGTGCTTATCTGGAAGGGACTAAGTACTTTGTGTGCCATGATGATTTTCCACAGATTGCCATTGATGCTATTGAAAAGGATGAGCCTTTAGAGATAACACACCTGCCGTTTCCACGGACGGGCATAGTGTGTAAAGCCAATGGGATGGTAGTCGTGCTTAATCTTTGGATGGACAAGGATGGCTTGAATGTTCACGGGGCATTAGGTGACAGGGATGGAGTTTCAGAATTACCGCATACATTACTGAACGAGGGGAAAAAAGTGATGTATGTAGACCATAGTATGGGCAAACAGGCTGTTAACCTTATGCATGGATTAGCTTATTCTGCAATAATTTTTCTAATACATGTTAATGAGTCAGGTGGCACCGCTTTTGTGTCATCCCCACATGAGTCTAATGCAAGGCGTAAGGCTAAAGGTAAGCGCCCATTGTTTACATGGACAACCGTGAACCTAGACGCCCCTCGATACAAGAGCGAACCCAAAGGCGGAACACATGCTTCACCTCGACTGCACGACAGACGTGGTCATTGGGTAACCAGTAAGTTGGGCAAACGTTTTTGGCGTAAAGACACGAAAGTAGGAAGCGCTAAGAACGGTATAGCATTTCAAACATATCAGAAAGGAATTGAATCAGATGAGTGAAAACACTTAGCACAAACACACCAAATAAGAGTAAGCTAACACCCCCTTAGGATAAATATGAAAATATCAGAACTGGTAGCAAAATACGTAGAAATACGCGACAAAAAAGCTCAGATCAAAGCTGAGTATGATGGCAAAATAGCCAAGGTCGATGAAGTACTAGACAAGATTGAAGCCGCCCTGCTCAAGACATTTGAGACCACAGGCATGGATTCTGTACGCACGGAATTTGGCACGGCATACACTTCTTCAAAGACAACTGCATCCATTGCAGACCCCGATGCGTTCATGACTTTCTGTAAAGAAAACAACGCATGGCATATGTTGCAAAAACGTGTGGCGCAATCCGCTGTCGAGCAATATAAAGACGAACACGAGACACTGCCCCCCGGCATTGACTGGCGTGTAGAACGAACCATCAACGTTCGTAGATCATAATTTTTAACCGGAGAAAACACATGAGCGATATCATTCCATTTGAATCTGGCAACCTGCCTGCATACTTAAAGAACGTAAACGTTGAGGACTTGAACTCTGACTTGGCAGCAGCCAATACAGGCTTCCCAGTTATCTCTATCAAAGGCAAGGTGTTTACCATCGTACGTGGTGGTGAGCGTACAACCATGATGAACCCTAAAGACCCTGACAGCGCGGCAACTGCGATTGAGGTGGTCTTGATCAAAGCCAACAAAGGCTTGTCCAAGGTGTACTACGCCAAAGGTTACGACGAGAAGGCCGAGAACCAAAAGCCTGATTGCTTCAGCAATGAAGGCACTAAACCCGATTCAAGCGTGGACAAACCCCAGTCCAAATCTTGCGCAACTTGCCCACATAACCAATGGGGTAGCAAGATTGGTGACAACGGTGGCAAGGGCAAGGCATGTCAGGATTCCAAGCGTATGGCGATTGCAGCCCCTGGCCTCATCAATGACCCATACCTGATTCGTGTACCCCCTGCATCCATCAAAGCACTGAGCGAATACGGCAGTGGATTGGCTAAACGCGGTGTACCTTACAGTGCAGTCGTGACCAAGGTGGGCTTTGTTATGGAAGAAGCTACACCTAAACTGACATTTAAAGCTGTTGGTCTGTTGCCTGATGCCATGTTCCAAGAAGTGCAGTCTGCCATGGACAGCGAAGTTGTGCATAGCATCTTGGGTACTGTCGGTACACATACCGAGGCTGATGAACTGCCAGTCATTGAAGCTCCTGCTCCAGTGGTTGAGAAGCCAAAGGCCGAAGCCAAACCAAAACCCAAGGCTGAGCCAAAACCTGAACCCAAGCCAGTTGCGGTTACAGAACCCGAAGTCGATCTGAACCTAGACGACCTGAACTTCGACGACTAATTAACGAGGGGAAAGCCGTGCAACTTAGCTTGCGGACGAGCGGTTAGTACCCTCACCCTTTTGTTTCAGGAATACATATGTCATATCAAATAGATCAGAGAAAAGTTGTCGGTGTTGTTTTGGAAGCTAACGCGGCCTTGAACGACAAAGGTTTCAATCATGGTGAAGTTATCCTTGGGTTGTCTGAGTTAGTGGGCCGCATCATTGTTGAAGCCGCTGAGACACAAATCCAAGCAAGTGAGCTTCTCAATGTGGCTGTTGCCCATATTGGCAAGACCATCAAGATCGGGGCCGAAGCCCAAGACAAACGCATCATTACAGGGGTGTAATCCATGGACACTCTCAAGTTCCTGCAAACAATCCTTCCTGAGGAGGGGTTTAAGTTCGTAGGGTTGGGACGTGTTGGACGCGATGGTATTGCCCACAAAGCCTATGAGTCTCTTGAACTCATGGCGAAAGCCATCGAATCTTATGATGCACAAAGCAACCTGATTGTCTACCACGCATGCTGTTCCTATAAGGCGGCAAGCTACGAAGCTGAGGTCAATGGCGTAACCAAAACCAAATACCGAGGCGCACAGAACTGGCATAAAGCCAAGTCATTTTGGATTGATATCGACTGCGGTGAAGACAAAGCGGCTGAAGGTAAAGGCTATCTGAATAAAACAGAAGCCGCCAAAGCCATCCTTGGTTTCTGTAAGACACACCAGTTTCCTAACCCCATGCTTGTTGATTCAGGCGGTGGACTACATTGCTACTGGCCTTTGACTAAACCCATTGGCCCTAACAGTTGGCGAACCATTGCCAACGAATTCAAAGCCGCACTCAATGCCGCTGGACTGTTGGTTGACCCAACCCGAACTGCTGACTTGTCTTCTATCCTACGACCTGTAGGTTCACATAATCGCAAAGCCGGACGTGAAGTCCGTGAAGTCAAGGTCAAAACTCAACCCACATTTGTTGAGCCACAAGAATTTGCAGCCACAGTCTCACGCGCAGTGAAGGCCCTCCAAGCTCATGTACCAAAGCAATCATCAGCGCCTGGTTTAAATGATGACTTGATCACACCATACGATGGGCCACAGTACGAGACTTCTGCTCGGTTGATTGCTGACCACTGCCAACAGGTAAGAATCATGCGGGATACCAAGGGCGATGTTGAATACCACACATGGTTTAACGTCATTGGGATTATTAGACACTGTGTTGAAGGCATTGACCTTGCGCATGAGTGGAGTGAAAACCGTTCTGCTAAACATTCTAATGTTGACGTAACCACACGATACGAGACATGGAACGCAGGTTCCACTACCTGTGACAGATTTGAAACTGATAATCCTGCAGGCTGTGTTGGTTGCCCTCACCGTGGGAAAATCAATACCCCCATGGTTTTAGGTAGGGTTATCCCTGAGCCTGTTGAACAGGTCATGGAAGTTGTGGATGATGACGAAGTCGTAGAGACCATTGTGCCCCCACTGCCTGAGAACTATGAGTTTCAGAATAACCGGATGATTCGTTTCATCAAGGACAAGGATGGTGTAAACCAGCCCTTTACATTCTGCTACCAGTTGTTCTATCCTATTCAGCGTATTCGTAAGGCTGACGGTGCGTATGCGTTTACCATTCGTATGCACTTGCCGGACAAGCGAATCAGGGAATTTGAGGTGGACACAGCATCCATTGCTTCATCGGCTGATTTACTCAAGGCCATGTCCAAGTATGAACTTATGCCTTCAAATAATAAGGATGCAACGATGCATTTGACTGCGTATATTCGTGACTCAATTACCAAGCTGATGACCGAGCAGAGGGAGGTGGACACACTGACTTCATTTGGTTGGCGTGACAACATGTCAGGGTTTTTACTAGGTGACAGGCTGTATCACACTGATGGTTCAGTTCGCCATGTGTATGTAGGTGGCGGGGCTTCTGCGTATAAGAATGTTTATCCTGCGCCTCGTGGGTCACTTAAAGCGTATTCCGACGCTGTTAATTTTGTCTACAACCGTGAGAGCAGTGAAGCCGCTCAGTATGTTTTCTGCAATGTCTACGGTTCAATCCTGACGCCATTTGGTGAAGACAGCTACAACGGTGTATTGGTCGCTGTTAACTCAGGCCACTCGGGTAAAGGTAAAACGACTGTATGGCGTGCCGCGCTGTATGGCTTTGCTGATGCCAACCAGTTGATCGTGGGTGGTAAAGAAGGGGTGACGCAGAAAGCTCGGTGGAATACCATTGGTACACACAAAAACATCCCAATCGTGTTGGACGAATTGACTGACTTGGATGCGGCTGAAGTTAGTAGCATGGCCTATACCGTCTCCCAAGGCGCAGATCGTGTGCGTCTTACATCATCAGGTGGCAAGGTCAGTGTAGCTGAAAGGCATACATGGAAGTCTGTAGTAGGTATAACTGCTAACGAAGACTTGCACTCTAAGTTGGCCGCACATAATGCAAATACTCAGGCAGAAGGTGTGCGCATGATCGGCATCAACTTCGAGACTTATGGTGTACCTGTGTTCAAAAACGCTGTGGAAGTTTCTGCCGCTGTTGATCAGATGCGGGACAACTGGGGTCATGCAGGCGATGTGTTTTTAAAGTACGTGGTTACACACCAAGAGGAAGTTTCCAAGCTGTGGTCTAAGATTGAGTCTGAAATGTCTGTTGCCCTGCCAGAGAGTGAATACAGGTTTTGGCGTAGCCATGCCACTGCAACACTGGCAGCAGCTCGCATCCTGATTGACTTGAAGATTGTGGAATTTGACTACGACATGCTTGTTGCTTTTACCAAGCGACTGATGGTAGATATGAGTCAAGCGGTTACCACTGGCAACATGACAACCCCTGAGGACGCTCTGAACCGCATGATCCGCGACTTGTCCAACCGCATCATAGTGACAGCAGAGTACCGTGACATTCGTACAGACGCTCGTGGCCCTGAAGATTCAATCTCAAGAATCGTTGGTGCACCCGCAGGTCGACGCATTATTGGTAATCAGACGACCAAGGGCAAAGACAAGTACATCGGTAAGCTGTTCTTAGCCAAAAAAGAATTTGGCGAGTGGTGTGCCAAGAACCGGATGGAGCCCAAAGAACTTGTCAAATGCGCTGTCAAGCACGGTTGGATTATTCCTTGGCAGGAAAAGTTCAATATTGGTAGGGGGACAGCCCACTCGACTGGTAGCTGTACTTGCTATGCGTTTGACTTCTCAGCCATGGAAGGTGCTGTAGAAAATACCAGTGGTCCAGTAACACTTGTACAAACTGAGGAAAGTGCAGTATCATCTGCTCACTAATTGAGGTTGCCCTTTGTTAGTGTGTTTTGCTCTCCTAAGTTGGATTTACCCCCTAGCCTAAAAACTAGGGGGTTTTTTTATCACCAAGTTCTTCTAGATACTGCGCGGCAAATTTAAGCAATTCAGGATCATCTCGAAAATGCCCTAAACCTCTATTGCAGTGATTGCAAAGCATACCTCGAACCTTACCAGTTACGTGGTCATGGTCTACAACCAATGGTTCATTGCTCCCACAAATCACGCATTCTGTTACTGTAGCTTTTATTTCTGCCAATTGTGCATCAGAGATAACAGCGCGAAACTTCCCACGACAGTTAGCGTTTCTATAAATAGACCTACATGCCCGACACCAGCTGTCTAGCCCATTCCGCTTTTTATTATGCGGTGGAAAAAACTCCAGTGTACTAGGCTTACTCAGTTTACATTTAGTGCAGGTTAGCAGTTCCATGCTTTCAATGATAACGCTTTTCTAGTTGGCTTACCTTTTTCATCCTTCATAGGGCCGGGCATGCCTGACATTCGAGCACAAAAAGATGCACGGCGATTAGCGTCTTTCTCAGTCTTGGGATGAGGAGCAGGCGGTTTCAGTCCGGGCTTGCCGGGGTTTGCTTTGTTGTAAGATGCACGACCTTTGGCGTTTAATCCGCCTTCAGGGTTCTTACCTTCTTTGCGTTGCCATGCTGGTGACTTAGCCATACGTATTCCTTTATTGGTTAACTTGTGACTCAACAAACCTACGATTCGATTTAGTGGTTTCTACACCACCAACAACACCACGTTCACGCTTACGCGCTTCGGCTGGTGCACGGAACAACTCAGACATTCCCTGACGCTTGTATCCGTTCCTAACTCTCGACTCTTGCAACTTCTGCCAGTCATCTCGTGCTTCAGCCATTGCTGCTGAGTCACTTGCTCGAGAGCTTTCAACATAACTTGCTTTAATATCTTTGGCACGTTCTGCATAGAACTTGTCAAACTCGGCAACCACTTTCTGAGTGAATTGTCTGTCTGTAACGGTCGAAGTGGGGAGACCAACCAGTTGGAAACCAGCATCAATCATGCTGACTTCATCAGGACTCATCACCAAATCCCCATTGCGCATCGTAATCCCTTGGGTTGGGAAACGATATGCTTTCATCACATTGGCTACGCCATTAGGCATCGCCATCTCTAGGCCCTTGTAGTAATTGCCTTTGGAAATCAAATCCAATGCATCTGCAAACTTCAGCCCCATACTTGCGGCTGGGCCCATCATACCCACCAACATCTTCTCAGCACCGGAGCGGGAAGCCAAGTCAGGTTCAACGAATGGACCGAATGGAGACGCAACGTTTTCCATGGACAGCTTCTTGCCCAAAGACTCCAAACCAAAATAAGCAGGCACACCGCGAAGCAACAGGTCAGCGGCAGGGCCGTCACCTATCATGCGACGTAGTTTGTACTCGTAATCATCGGGTTCATCGGGGTCACCAAACGCTTTCGATGCAAGCCAAGCAATCTGTGAAACAAACGGCACGCCCAAAGCACCGCCAAGAACTGCCATGTGCGCAACAATGAATTTCAATGAAGCAAACGCTACAGCTCTTTCTTCTTTACTTGCGCCACGGAATGAGTTGTTAATCAACTTAATCAACATGGACAACTGAATAATTTGGAAGCGTTTGAATTGCCCCAATAAAGAAGCTGTGTTTCCTTGCAGTATGCGAGGCGCACTTGTGGAAGTGTATGAACCGTGAGTATTGTCAATAACTTCAGCAGCGTACTTGGTAGCAGCAGCCGTATCACCGTTCTTATAACGCTCAAGGTATCCACGATAAGCAGCTACGGCAGCGGCAGCACGATTGATTGACTCAATACGTGTATTGACACCTTTGAGTTTAGCCATGGCTACCTCGAAGGGACCGCGTTCTTCTGTGCGTGCCTTGATGTCTGTCTCAATACCAATGTCGATCTTACCCATGCCAACCAATGTGTTGAGCATATTGCGCACATCAGAGGGAGCTTGGTTAAAGTCAATGTGGCCTTCAATCCCAATGTCTTTGGTCAATGGGGCAATATCGCTGTAGGCACGCTTAAGCGCACGACCTGTACGGAAGTAACCAAGACGTCCTGCCATGTATGGCTGAGAAAGCACCATGGTCTGCACCATCTGCTGGAGATAGAACGCTGGGTTAGTGGACAAAGTCCACAGACTTGTCATGCGTGTTAAGGCAGTTACCAAGTCGCTGACTGGTTTGTAATCCATACTGAGCGCATTGCGGGCATACAACTCGTTGTACAGGGGGCGTGCTTCTTTCAAATTCTTCTGAGCTTCGACACGCATTGACTCTAATGAATCAGAGATGGCATCGTTACTTGCCATGGAAGCCAAGAAGTGTGCATCGGCACGGCCACTGGTAGCCAAGTTGCGCATCATGTTCTTAGAAGCACCAGCCACATTCTTACGTTGACGGGCACTGGACTCAGCCACAACCATTAGATACAGATCACCAATAGCTTTGGTCAAAGCAGGATTAGTATCCTCACCACCGCGCTCAGCCATGCCGCGCAAGCGAGACAGACCATACATTAAATCAGCACCACCTGCGTAAGACGCATGAGCTTCTTTTTCCGCAGCGTCTTCGGGTTGCACATCATATTGACCAGTTGCGCCCAGTTGAGCAGCAATTTCATCCGCTTCAGCTTGTGTCTCAGCAAATTCCACAACGTAATGGTTGGGGTCTGAGATGTGGTCTTGCAACCAGTTTTTGGCCTGCTGTGGGTCACCAATGATTGAGTTATCTTTGGTGCGGCTTTCTGTTCCTGAAGCAGCTTTTTCGTATGCAATAAACTCAGGTGACTTGGCGACCACTACATAGTTTCCGTAGCGTCCAAGGTATGCGTAAGGATTACCGACCTGTACTTGTTGCAAGCTGGCGATGCGTTTGAGCGCACTTGCCTTTTCTTTGGCAATCTTATCCAACAGATCAGCATCATTGGCTGCAGCTTTTTCGCGTGACTCATATTCACGGTCGACAGCATCTCTAGCCGCTTGCTTCTTCATTTGCAATGCTTGGTATCCATGCTCAAATACATCTTTAATGAGCTGAGCAGCCGCAGGACTTTGCGCTTGAATTTTATTAAACCGTTCTTCAAAGTCTGGGTCGACCTCAAACAACTTAGTACCCACTTGATGTTCACCGGGGTAGTAGCCCCACTTCTTCTCACGAGTGGAATCAAAAATAAATTCATTGACGCTACCAGAGCCTTCGCCTTTTAGATTGGCAGGCAGTCTGTCATAAGCAGTCAGAATTTTGTTGATGCGGTTTTCAAACTGAACACGTGTGGCATACCGAGCGTACTGTGCATCCAAATACTTGGTTGCCGATGGCATAAACTTCTTAGCCATACTGACAATGTCTTCAGTCATTGCCGCAGAATATAAACCCTTCTTAGCTGCGCTAAGTAGGTTGGTCACAACATTACGAACTGGCTTTCGTAATACCCGTGGTAGTGCGCTGATTACAGTGTCTGTTGTAGATGGTGCGTTAACACCGAACTTCATAGCCATACCAGTTTTATCTACCAACAATGTAGCATTGCTGTCTAATTCTAGTTTGGGAAGTGTAGTAGCCAGTTTATCTACTGGTACAGTAAGTCGACCTTCCACCATACGGGCTTCTTGTTCACCTGCAATTCCATAATACAAGTAACTTCGCATCTGCTCTTCTGTAATTTTGTACAGTTCTAGAGCTTGCTGTGCCTTTAAAACATAAGTGTCTACCGCCCTGTCTAAATTCATTTGCAGCCCTGCAGTTTTTACAGGATCAGTGTTTAAGACTAACTGCAATTGAGCTTCGTTGACCAGATCATCATACCGCGCTATGTGAGAGAGTATTTTTTCAATAGCAAGCGCTGCTTTTTGCTGACCCGTCTGTCGCAAAATAGCTTCAAACTTAACGAAAGAAACTATAGAGAGTGGATCAGCAATATGGTTTGGTGACCCGCCGGGATCAAAACCTTCAATCTGTTGAATAGCGTGTTGGATTTCATGTAGTAATGTAGGCATGTCATCTGGATACTGCCCAGACATTGTTATACGCCCATTGAACGGATCAAAACTGGCATTTTTTGGTGGCATATCTGCATCAAAAACTAAAGTATAGTCTTTGAGCTGAGGGTACGCTTTAAATAAAGCTGGGTGCTCAAGAACATCCTGCAGCTCGTAGTCGTGGTCAATTTCGACTCTGTCGTTTTTGAATGGTTTAAATTTGGCATTGGTGTCGGGAATTTCATATTTCCATTTCCCATCTATGCCTTTAAACCAGCCGGTTTCAACCCACATTTTGTCTTCTGTGGCACCTGCAGCAAACATCAATTTGGCTTTAACCAATTGAGCTTTAAGCTTATCAGTTTCAGCAGGGTCTAAATTATAGAATGAACGTTGCCCAGCAATGCCAAACTGTGTGCGATTTGCAGTAGACATGTTGCGCTGTGCGTCTGACATTTCAATTTTTGCAGCACCATAAGCCATGTTAACCACGTCTTGTGCAGTCAATTTATCGGTTCTAAAACCAAGCTTACGTGCAATGGCTTGAATGGCTGACCACAAAGTGCGAAACCAAGTAGCTAACGGGCCAGTTAACTTTCCTGATGCAGCTGGATCAATACCAGCCAGCATGGATTCTTCAACAAAATATGCCAACAATTCTGCAGGTTTATCTTGAGTTTCAGTTTGAGCAGCATCTACTCGTGCTTGAGCTTTCTTGGCTATACGGGACTCAAGTGAATTGTCTTTGGATGCAACCCAACGGGCTAACTGCGCAGTAAGTTGATCGTAAACAACTTTGGGCAGTAATTTTTCTAAACCCAAATGGGCTCCGACTTCGTGCATAAATTTAGCACGACCTTCGCCTTTACTGATGCGGTTGGCAATCAGATACGCAGTGCCGTTTGCTGTAACACCATAAGCACCTTTATTGCCAATAGCTTTGGCAAGGTTCTGTAGGTCTGCTGAATTTGAATTTGCTAAGTCTTCTAAGCTGCCAACAATAACCAGTTTGCGACCAAGGATGTCTGCACGAATAAAGTCTTTAATGTCTTTGACCAGTTCAGCAGCAGTGTATGGATTAGTGGCTACACCGTCTTTACCAAACTTGGGGTTTACCGCTTCAGCAGTTCCATCAGTGCCTGTTGTCTCAGGCTTTTCACTGGCCAATACTGTGCCAGCAGGTTGAGGCTTCTCACCGACAATTTTGACAGCAGCAGCAAGGTTAGCTTGTCCACGGTGGACGAGATCATCCCAACGAGTTTTTTCAGATTTTGCAAGAAGTTCATATGCGGGTAACTCCGGTGCTAATTGTGATAATGCGGCCCACTCTTCAGCGGGAGTTTTTACTTCTTCGGCTTTGGCTTCTTGCTTGGGCTCGACTTTGACTTCAGCTTTTCCGGCAGATTTTTTGGGTTTGGCGTTTCCTTTGCCCACCTTTTTGCCACCTCCGGCTGGTTCGCGAACATTTCCCTCATCTGCGCTTTCGACTTGAACGGCATTCTCATCTCCTTCTTCGGTTACAGCAGCTTCGCCTTTGGCTCTGCGTTTCTCTTGGCCTTTGGCATAGTCTGCCCACAGCTTCTGAAGCTGTTCTGCTTTGGCAGCACGACGTGGGTCTTTAGGAGGCATTGCTTCCAACTCAGCCTGTAGTTTTTCAACTTTGGCAAAGAACGCAGCACCTTCACTATCTACAGCACCTTGGCTACCACCAGCGGTGGACACCATGCCCATGGTCTGACCCTCAGCGTTTTCTTTACCGCCAAGTTCTTCTTGGAGCTTGGCTCCAGGTTTGCCTTCTTGTTCTCCAGCTTCAAGTTCTTCTGCTAATGATGCGGCAGATTGCTCTTCACCTTCGTAACGAGTATTATATAGACCAGCCAACTCACCTTGACCAATGCCATCGGGGAATTCAGGTGCTCTATATGCAGCAGCGGCTTCGACAAAACGTGCGGCAAACGCAGGGTCTACTACTTGGAATTCGCCATCGACCAACTTAACGCCCATGCGTTCCAGTTGTTTTTCAACAGCGTCAACTTTAAGTCCTGTGTACGCTGCAATATCTGCATGACGAAACTGCTCAAGCAAAGCCAAGCGAAGGATTTCTGCACGCTTTTCAGCGGGTACAGTATTAGTCCGGTTTTGGATTGGGGCCAAAACACGTAGCAGCAAATCAGAGATTAGCTGGACGCGACGCTCGCTTGAGATGTGGCTAAGGTCGGTTGAGTAGAAGCTGATGCGGGGGTCGTATGTGCGTGGGCCATTCTGTACAGATTGTTGATCCACGTTGGGTGTACCGGCTTGCTGGGATTGACCGGATGTTTCCCCGCCACCCAAAGCGCTTTGGCTGGCTTGTTCACTTGTAGCTCCAGTTACTTGCGACGGCGCGTTACCATTGCCAACATTGGCATCTGCACTGGTGCCAGTCCGTATTCCTTCTCCTGATAACTGTCCAGTTTGGAGACCAAGCGATCCTTCAGGGACACTTCCTGATTGGACGGATTGAACTCCGCTGGGTTGTACAGTCCCATCTGCTGTTGTAGTTGTTTCTCCTGTTCCGCCTTCGACTGGAACTGTTCCCAGCCCGGTAGTTGTTTGCAGTGGCAGTTTTCCATCTTTAGCTCCTTTTTCCGCTTTAGCGGTTTGTGCTGCGATAAATCCATCTGTATCTTGACCAGTAATGGCTTCGTAGATGGCGTTGAGTTGCTCCAGTTGATTACCTTTGGTAGTCGTCGAGAGTTTGTTAAGAATCTGTACGGCCTCATCCAGTGATTGCACATGGTCAATCTGGAACTTGGTCATGGTTTTACCCAAGGCGGCTATGGCTTTTTCAGCGGAACCGCGTGGGTTTGTGGCATTAAAACTGAAGCTGACCAATGGGCTTGGCTTTTCAGGTGTTGCAAACGCTTTGTTTGCTTGCACGATTGCTTTAGCAATCTGCTGCACATGAGGGGGCAGTGTATTGAATACATCTGCAAACCGGTTACCAAACGGTGCAATACGTGGGCCAGTAATTGTCTGACCAAAAATGCTTACCGTATCAGGTGAGTACTCGGATGCCAGCACACCAAGAACATCGTCACGCTTGGCTTGTTGCTGTTGAGCAATTTCAGCTTGTTGATTTTGTGCTGCAGCAGCTTGAGACTGCTGAGCAATATCAGTTGTACCACCTGTGACGACAGGCGGTGTCATGTTTGCCACTTGGGCTTTGAGTGCTTTGTACTCTTGCTGTTCTTCAGGTGTAAAGAAACGACCTTCAGTGGCTGGAATTTTTAATGGTTGACCATCGGGGCCTTCCACGGTGCGTGCAGGTGTGCCTCTACCGATTGCTTCCAACTCAGCCAAACGTGCCATGGGGTCTGGGTGGTTTGCTGGCGTAATAGGGGGCGTAACGGGTGGGGCTACATTGGCAGTAGGTGTACCACTAACTTCTGGTTGATTAAAGGCTTGCTGAATATCGTTAGTCGCAGGAGTGCTTCTACGCCAACCTCCAAGGCCACCACCCATCAAACCGCCAAGGGTTGCACCACCAATAAACGATTCTTTATATCGCTCAAGCGCTTCAGGATCAGTAAGTGTCGCGTTGGGGTCAACGGCCATACGGCCTGCTTGATTCAATACTTCTTGCCCAGTTTCAGAAATACCTTCTTTCAGTCCAACACCAGTGGCTGTAGCAGTAGTACGAGCCGCAGCACCCAAGAGACCGCCCGGACGATCAAGTAAATTGATTGTGTTCTTAAATGCACTTCCGCGCATTAACGCAGTGTCAACACCTAAAGCATTTAAACCTGCATAAGGAATAGCCAATGCCCCAGCAGCCAATAAATCTGTCTTGCCACTTTGCTCACGTTGGTTACTCAGAATGTCGCCAACAGCAGATGGATATGATGCAGCTACGCCGCCAACAGTAGACCCAAGATCAAGAGCTTTTTTGGCAGCCAATGCTTCTTCAGCAGTTTTAGCCCCAGCCAACGCAGCACGAGTACCAGACATTACGCCACGAGCAATCAAACCGCCTGTTAGAGCTTCAGCAGCATACGGAGCAGATTGGATGGCTAAGTTTTTTGCATAGCTTCCAAAGTCACCGACACCTTGAACGTCTTTCCATTCGGTAACAGCGCCCTTGGCTTTTGCACGAGCTTCGGCAACATCAGCCTCCATCTCGTTTGTTCTACGCTGGTCTTCCAGCCAACTGCTAGTTTTATTCAAGCCAGCAGCTTTAGTTACAGCCTCACCGACACCATATAGCCCCGCTTGGTATCGATCGATAGAGGATGAAAACTGTTGCCCAGTTACTCCACGGTTAGGATTGCCCACTCCCAGAGAGTTTGCAGCATCAAGAACTGATGTGCCTGTTGTTTTTGCAAACCAATCAACGATGTCCGCATCAGACGCATCTTTTGCGTCAGGATACATCTGACGAATCTGGGCTATAGACGGCATGTTACTTAAGCTCCGGTAGCTGAGAAACGAGTCAATCCAGATGTTCGGGATTTGCCCGACATAATAGCATCTCGTTCAAGCATTAAGCGCAATTTATTTTCTTCAGAGGTTCCTTCCAGCTGAAGTCGCTCGTTGATTTCTTTCAAGCGCACACGCTGAGCTGTGTCTAAGCCACCAAGTGGAGCATTAGTAGTTGGGGCCCCAATAGGTGCATGAGAGCCAGAAGTAGTTGGTAACGCTGCAGAAGGTTTAGCTTTCGTGATACCGGCGGCTTGCCCTGCTGGTGGCAGCTTTTCCATGGTATCAATCTCGTTCAGAGCCTTAAACTTTTCCTCAACAGTCATGTCCTTATTGCCAATAACTGATGCACGCAGAGCTCCAAACTTTGAGTCTACGGGTGTAGTGGCAGTATCGCCTTCAGAAGCACGGGCTTGCGCAGCTTTAAGAATAGTAGGATCAGTAATTTTCTGACCGTTTAAATCGTACGCAGTGACGACAGGTACTTTGTCTTTGTTGCGTGAGATCGAGATCGTAATAGGCATTTTGCCTAGTGGCTGACCATTCTTGTCTTTACCGAGGTCAACCTGAATAAGTTTATCAGTGACTTTGCCTTCACCAATAGCGCCAGCATGAGCACGTGCGTAAGCTGCATTGGCTGTATTAAGAGCAATTTTTGATGGTACAAGCGCAGCTTCACTTGCTGCCTGAGACGTGAGCGCAGCGCCATGAGCTTCTTGATAACCAATTGTGCTCTTGGTTTTGTAAAACTCTTGCAAGTCCTTGGCGTTAGTAAACACGCCAGCGGTAAGCATACCTTGCATGGCGTTGTGTTGGATTCGTTTACCAAGCACATCAGTTAAGCCATTTAAAATGTCATCGTGGTCTGACAAGCGTTCAATAACTTTACCTTTAGCGTCTTTAATAACAAGTTCATTTCCAATAACGGACGCTGTATGTCCTGTTAATTTTGTAAATTCAGAACCATATTTTGTGACAGTGCCACTTATACCATTGGTCTTTAGTTCACTTTGAACTTCATCCCGCAGTGCTGGAATCTTGTCTTTCAACGTATTCATGTACGTATCAAACGCAGCTTCTTTTTTTGCAGCACGTTTGTAAGCATCAATTTCCAGCTCGCCTTTTTCCAGGCCTTGCATTTTTCCAAGGACTTCAGCGCCTTTTGTGGCGCTAATACCCATGATTTTATTTCTGTAGTCTTGCATAGCCTGATCGCGGCTATACAATTTTTGCGTTGGAAACGCTTCTGTAGGGTTGGCAGACAGTGCTGGTTGGGCACCTTCTTCTTGTGGGCCTCTGGAGCCTCCGGCTGTTCTCCATGCTTCGGGAGTACCTGCTCGGCCTAACGTGTCTGCGTAGGCTTTATCAAGTTCATTTTCCTTTTGGATTTCCGCCATTTTGGCGTCGTGCAGTTCCTGCAGTCGTTTTGCTTCTGCATCACGACGTTCTTCTTCGCCTAAACGAAAATAGGTATCAACGCCAGCTTTGGCAGCGCCGCCAGCGAATGCGCCAAAATTAAACCCCATGATTCATCACCTTATCATAGTCAACAAGTTTGTATCCATCCATGTGGGTGGTTACAGCCTCAGGCAAGATGGGTTCAACGTCTTGCGCCATCACACCGATTTGAATGCCGTGGCCCCATGTGTCGCGATACTCTGGTTTGTATTCAAACGCATACAAGGGGAAGCCATTGGTCAGTGTGCCAATCTGGTAAACATTTTCTTTAATGTTAATGTCTGAGCCAAAGAGCGCAGCAGCACCTGTTGGGTTCTTAATAGCCGCAGCACCAAGCGTTCCAAACATACTTCCAAAGCCAGCAGACGCATTTGAATCAGCAGAATATTTTTCCAAATCGGCTTTATATTTGCTAACGCCAAGGTTACCAACATTGTTCCAGCCTCCCATGGCAGTAGACGTTGCACTATTCAACGCACCAGATGCAGATGTCGTACCAGCCAAAGCTTTACCAGTAGCGTCAATACCAGCTGTACCAGAACTCACAGCAGAATTAGATGACGCAAGAGACTGCGCAGGAAGACCGGCAGCCATATTAAATACTTGAGCTTGTTTTGCTAAACCAAGTTGCTTGGCTGCTTCGCGTGTTTGCGTACCGGCTTGGGCTTTTGCCAAAGCAGCGGCAACGTTATTAGCATTGAATCCTGCACCAGAACGACCAGATGTTGGATCAATACCATAAGCACGATCCCTATTAACCTGTGTTTGACGCGCAACTTCTTGTGCACTGGCAATATCGCCAACGGCTTGGCTTGCCATTTGTTCTTGGTAGCCTGCTTCGTTATATTTGTTAGCGTCTTCAATTATTTTTCTACCTGCAGAGAAGCCAACATCTTCGTAGATGGAGCGGTCTGTCATGGCATTTTTAAGTTGAAACTCACTAGCTCTTTTATCCATTGCCCACACTTCATCAGCACGGGAATTTTCTTTTTCCATCTGCTTGAGCAGAGTAGGATAAATATCCGTTTTAAAAGTTGTCCACATTTCTGTTGACAAATCAGACATTTGTTTTTCTGCGATACCGATATTAGGATCGGGCGCAGGAGCAGAGCCACCCCAGAATGACATTATTCACCTCTTGAAAATTCGTTAAAGGAATCATTGGAAGCAGAGTCTGTCCACCCTCTCAATGATGCTGCACGTGCGTCTGCAAAGTTACTGGTTAAAGCCACGCACAAGACTACCAAATTAATAAATTCTTTGCGCAGCGTATAGGCGTGCGCTTGCGATTCATCAGTACTGTGGTCAGCGTTGGATGTATGCCACGACGTAATCATGACCACAATCATTCCAGCCAAAGCCGTGTAGTGCCGCTGATAGAATTCGTTTGCAGGCAACTTAAGTAGCAGCTGAGAAAACACATTGTTAATGTCATCAGGGGTAACCCGATTGTCTTGGTCAATGATGTCATCCCATACTTCAATAGCGTTCAAGACAAGAGTCAGGAACTCCAAAGCCTCCAAGTCTTTTACAGACTCGGTCATCCATGGGGACAAGGGCCGAAGTGTATGGTTACTCATGGGGCTGTATCTTACATTGTTTATGCATTATGTCCTATAGCTAAGTTTTTGGATACTTAGTTTTTACAGCTTGACAAACGGCAATATAGGCATCGATTCCATCTTGGTCACCTTTGACGATAGCGTCCAAGTAATCAGTTATGGGTGGGTACTCAGCTTCCCGCTGAAGTTTGTAATCTAGAATGCTTGTGACAGTCTTCACACATTTGCCATCGACCAAAGCAATGTCTACCAAAACACGTGTGTATGGTTTTGTAAGGTTGAGTATTTCCACATATTCAATGTATGTGTCGTCACCTTTGTAGGTGCTTGGGCCAGATACGATTTGCCCGTTCTCAAACTTGACCCACTGCTGCATTAGCGAACTCCCCAAGCTAAGCCGTTGATTGCTTGAATCGTATAGTCAGCGTTATAGCCTGTTACAAAAATGCCCACAGGGGTGGCTGAAGCGTAAGTACCGGATGTAACCCCAGAAGAGTTGGTGGCAATTCCGTATGAGCCAGAGTTGGTCATGTAGGAAATCTGTTCTTGCGCAGTTAAATAGTCGCCTGAAATATTGTAGTTTGTAAGGATCAGCACGCCAAGGTCTTTTGATGCGCCCCCAGTAGTTGCTTGGACATTAACTACAGCAGCAATTTTATGTGGGGCTGTGGCGGGCGCTGGCATCGTTCCTGAATACACAAGGTACAAAGGAGTACCGGTATTGCCATTTAGGTAGTACGGGCCATTGGTTGTCGAAATGGGCGTACCACCAGACACTTTGACATACAGTCCTGAGTAAGAATTAACTTGATAGGCTGTTAGCAAAGCACCAGTAATTTGGCCTGAGCGCACGCTGATGGCGTTGAATTCCACGTTACCACTACTGTCGATAGTCCAGCCTGCCGAGCCTGCCGAGTAGTTACTAGAGCGGATGTATGTTGGGCTGATATTGCTACCGCCAATCGTACCGGTCGTGACATTACCGCCAATCGTGGCGTTACCAGCGTTGTCAATTGCAAATGTAACGGAGCCTGCTTTTTTGGCAACAATACCGTCTTTACCAAAGTACACGCCATTATTTAGGTCTGACCCAGCAAACATGCCGTCAGTAATTGAAAACGTAATCCGTCCGGTTACTGTATCCCCAGACTTTGATACTTTAGAGTTAGCAGTATTTTGAGCATTGGTAATGCTTGGGGTTAGCGCAGAATTAAGCCAGCCGGGATCGGGATTAACATAGCTATAGTTAAGTGCAGTGCCTGCGGCAAGGATGACATTGCCAGACATGTCTTTGATAGACAACCCACGAGTATCAATTTGACTGGCTGTAAGCAAGCCACGAATAGAGGCTGCGCTAAATTCAGCAAAACCATTACCGTCAATCTTCCAGCCTGTGGTACCTGCGGAGTAACCGGTGGACTGAATATACTGACCTACACTAACAGAACCAGCCGTAAGTTTATTGACCGCTAGGCTAGAGATTTTGGCATCGTCTACAGCAAGGTCTTGAATCTTGGCATTAGAAACCGCAAGGTTGGCAATGGCTGCATTACCCACGGCAAGGTTGGCAATCTTGGTTGTCGTGATTGCGTAGTCTTTAATCTTGCCAGACTCAACTGCATTTGCCGCCAGCTTAGTAGCATCAATAATTAAATCGCTAAGGTCTACTCCGCCTACAAGGCCAGTGCCACCAAGTGTGCCAGTTGAACTGTTGTATGGGCCAGCAATGTTGGCTTGAGATACAAAACGAATCCAATAGTAGTAGCTTTTATTAGTGCCTACAGGATCAGAATACACAGCCCCGGGAGCAAAACCTTGAAGTACAGCATGAGCAAGAACGTTGTCAACTGAACGCCAGACTTCTGTGTATGCGTAATTAAGGAATGCGCCCGATACATTGGGATCAGTCCAGCTAAGCAGAATGTTGGTAAAACCAGCACTGATTGATAACCCACCAGGGGTAGGGGGTGGTGTGGTATCTGTGGCCCCGTCATAAACATTGGTAGTGTTTATGGTCGTATTTGAAATAGCAGGGTTTAGCCCTGCATCAACCACCGTGCCATTAGGTAAGGGATTACCCGATATAGCCCCGCCAAGAATTTCCAGACTTTCTTTCATAGGGCGCAGAATTGCCGCTATGGTCGTGTCCTGAACTGGACTAATTGAGGGTATACCCGGTAGTTTTGGCAGGTTAGCCATTAGGCTTGCTCCAACTCATCCACAGATGTGGCTACAGTAATACGGCGTACAGGCACGTTACCGGTAAGTTCAATCTCCCAATAGTAAGACCGAGTGACATTTGGAATCCTGACCGGTTCATCGCCAGTCATATTGATTGTTAGAACTCCCTGCCCTTCAGCGTACAGATTGACTGTTAGATAAGAACCTGGGTTAGCCGCCATGTATACATAATCTGCGTGCACTTGAAGCGCCGCGTAGGTTGTAGGGCGGTTGTGAATAAACTTTTTAGACCGCCATGTATAGATCGTATTGCCCGTTGTACTGGTGTCCAGTGAATAAATTTTGTTGTCTGTGGCAGATAAAAAGTAAACCGTACCGGTAACAGAATCAACAAACCGTGCTTTAGCAGGGGAGTCAAACGTAGCCAACGGCGGGTTATCACCTCGCAAAACAATGATTGAGTTACGAGCACCAGCGACAGTCTGGAAAAATCCAAAGTACATGTTGTTGTACACCGCGCCAATCATGGATGACGGGTTTAACTGTTGCCATTCTTCACGGGTGTATAACGCATTAGAAATAACTTCTTGAGTGCCGGGGGCTATAGAAACCAAGCCGTTGGGACTGGCATACAGCACGCCATACTGGTCAGATGTAATGGATTTCTTAGACACACAAGGCTGCATCATTGGCAGTTTTTCTTGCATCATGCTAGTAGGTGTCGTACCCGTAATCATGTACGGGTTATGTGTGGTGCCTACAAAGAGTGAATTACCAAAGACACCAAGCCCAACAATTGGAAAATGTGTTGTCAATTTATAGGTTTCAGGCCAAGCATGGGGTAAATAAGGTTCGCAGAACCAAATTTCGTTGCCCGTAAAACCTGCCAACATGCCGTTAGGCATGGCCACAATACCTTGTAGAGTAGAAGGTGGGGGTGAATAGTACAACGACTGCAGTGAGTCACCTAACTGAGTTGCAGTTTTCGTGTCCACATAGGAAGTTGTAGCCATTGGTATTGCAGCTACTAACAAATAGGTAGAAGTGGTAGCCCCAATAACAGAACGATAAATACGGCGTTCGTAGAAATTGTAGTTGCCAGTGGGGGGCGTAGCAAAACCTGTAATGGTTACAGAGTCACCAGATGTGTTGACTCCTGTAATATTGGTAGGAGGACTAGGAGCAGACTCCTCATATACGTTCCCAAATTTAGTCACATAGGTATATACATACGCACGGTCTTCGCTGGGCGCAGTACCTGTGCCTGCTTTGGATAGAGCAGGCGCACCTGTTGGGGCTGGAACTCCCATTTCATAATAGGAGTTAGGGTAAGGGGCAGTTCCTGAACTGGTCGCCATCGCCCAGTTAGTCTTTCTAGGGGTAAACCCTGAGCTTGTATAGTACAAGCGAAATTCATCTAAGTCAGCAACAGGGCCTGGCACGACGTCCACGTCGTAGTTCCACTCAAGCCACACAGGCGAAGAACTGGATGGGCCTCTAAACTTATAAATAGATTGAACGCTAGAGCCGCCACTTGGCGTGTACTCTAAAGTCGGGTTTCTCCAAGGACGAATCTCAAGAGACGTCAGCTTGGCATTGTTAGCAATCTGCGCTTGGTTACCCTCGAGCGCAGTGGGACCAGTCCTCGGTACGATACCGGAAAAGTTGTCGATACGGAGTCCGGGCATGATCCCACCTTCTCAATTAAGCTGCTGGAGCGTCTTCAGCAGGAGTTTCTGCTGCTTCAGCCTTCTTAGACTTTGTTGCTTTTTTACCACTGGGGGTTTCAATTTCGTCAGCCAGTAGTTTGCCGTCGTCGTTCAAGTTAAACACACCTTCATCGTTCAAGCTGCCGACTTTTTTGCGGTCGCCCATAACACCCACGATGATGTTGCCAGCAACCAGCTCAGCGCCTGTTGCTTCCATAAATTGTTCAAAACTGATTGCCATGTTGGCTCCTTGAAAGTTGTTAAAAAGGTCTCCACAGACCTACACACATTCTGCCACTAAGCAGTTAAGACTTCAAGCGCATGGTTGATATGTTTGATCCGGTCATTCAAGCCAATGGTGCCGCCGTTAATTTTTTTGGTCAGACCAATCCAATCTCCTGCTTCAGCCAATTCATTGCATTTACGTGTGGACCAAAACCACCCTGCAGTTAATGCGGCATACATAGGCGTAGCTACTAATTCTGGGTTGGCCCAGAAGTCAACACCAAGTGCTTTACCAGCATGATAATACCCATCAGAGCCAGTCAGCTGAATACAGCCTCGACCACGAAAACGGTACCCATCTCCACTAGCTTCATCTCGGTTGCCCATGCGTGACGCATAAACTTTGTTGGCAATCTTCTTAGGTTGTTTCTCGTACTCATTTGCAATCTCTTGAGTAGGAAATCTTTTTGGCCACAGCTTCATCAACGTTGCAGCACGGTAGTTCAAATTCTCTTCAAGCAATCTAAAGTGTCCGCACTCATGACCACACTGCCCAATAAATGCAGCTTGCTGGCGGGGCGTGCTGATACCGAAACGAGTAAACGTTTCATTCAAGGCGTCTACCCATTCTGGGCCAATTTTCAGTTTGGCTAGTTGCTCAGCGTTTAGCATTTACCAACTCCCTCATTTCGTTGTAGGTTGAGATGCAGGCGTTGAGCTGGTTGATGGCTGCGTCCCCTTCGGCGACGATGGCTGCAATAGCTGCGAGAGTCTGTCTGTCAGATTCGCTTGTCTCGGTGTCGCGATTGCTGTCGGCAGGGGCGGTACCTGTGGTGGGTTGTACACAACTGGAGGTGGGGAGGCGCAGCTTGCCAGCACGAATGGCGCGATCAAGGGCAGTAGTTTTTTGATTGAGAGCATCATTAGCCTCCTGTAGCTTGTTGGTTTGTGCAATAACTTTACTGGTCATGGTCCGTTCAACTTCACGGGCCTCCTCATTTTTCTTAGCAATTTCAATTTGCATTTCAGCATCACGCTCAGACCAGCCAACATGATGCCCGTAGAAATAAACACCAAGAGCTGTAACAATAGCGCCTAGGATTACATAAGGGTTGAATATACTCATGTCTCATTCCTTGCGAGTGAACGCTCTAGAGCAATATCCCCACGTTCGGGATGTTCATGGTCGGCTGAAGTTGTCGGAGGTGGGCCGGGTGTCCAGGACTCATCAAGTTGAGGATTTACCCAGACCGGCATCTGTCCAAAGGGTTGACCAGCAATTACTGGTGATGCACCGGAAGAAGTTGATACTGGTGGGCATGGACTTGCGTTGCCACTTGGTGGATATGTTTGTGTAGTTGTAGAACCGGTTGCTGCACCTACGGCACGCTTACCAACAATACCGCCAATACCGCCCACAATTAACAACACAATATCGTTGAGCATCTTGGTGTAGGCTTGGTCAATCGGAGCCATGCTCTTAATTGGTTGTGTAACAAACGTCACTGAATACAACAGTGCAAACACAATCCCAAACAAAATGATTGTGATCATGATAACCACGAAGCCCCAGATGCGGACTTCGATTTCGTCCGCAGTCAGTTTATGCTGCGCGTCACTTCTGAAGACTTGATTCAGGAACTTGAGGGGGTTCAATTTTCTTCTCCAGTATGGGCGCTACAAGATACTCAGGACACATCTGCGTGAACAGACACTTTGGTTTTTGGCATTCAGGTTTGTAAAAGTTGTCAGGGTTTTGGCATGGGTATCTGTAAACATCTTTACAGCCTGTCAACAATAAAACCAGAATGAGGTATTTCATTTACCAAGCCCAACTTTTCCAAGCAACAAATTGACTATCTTGTCTGCCAAGTCGTTTGGCAAAAACTTAAGAAACCCAAGAAAATAAAGTGCCACACAGCCGTAAATAAAAATCTTGAGTGCGAGATCAAACGTCTTTTGGTATTCATTCATCGTCCACCACACCTTCTGGTTGTATGACAAAAATCAATCATTTCATTCACACCAACAAAAAGTATAAATAGTACAAAGAACGTACCGCCAATAATCATCGCCCATTCTTGCATCTCTTGATCTTTGGCCTTGGCTTCCTTCTCAGCCTTCTTTAATGCACTTAATTCTTTAGCATCTGCCAAGTCCATTTCTGCTTGACGGGCTTTGATCTTGTTCCAGACATCAATCTTGCCTGTCTGCATGAAGAGCATCTTCAACTCTTCTTCAAACGCACGGGCTTGTTCTAGCGCCATTTCAATTTCAAGAGCAGTTCCCATATTGGAACCTTTCTTGCCAGACTTTGCTTGCAGCATTGCCTTGGTAGCTTGACTCTTGGCGTCAAACATTTTGCCCAGCATGGGCGCTAATGAACCTAGGTCATTGGCAACTTTACTTGCCTTCTTGACCATACTGATGGCGCTTTGCAGGCCATTCAGTGCCGTGATTGGGTCAATCATCACTTATCCTGTTTTGAGTCTAACTTGTCAAAGATTTGCCTCAGAATAGTTTTGATCTCTGCAATGTCAGACTTGTAGTCGTCCTTTTGGACGTAGTCTCTAAGCAGATTCTCCCGCAAAGAATTGGCGTCATCTTCCAACTTCTGAATCTTGCGGGTCGTTTGGTTAAACACGAACACAGCCAAGAAGGCTGCGATTGCCACAACAAAATTAAATATCTGTTGGTTGTCCATCACTTCAGATTTCGTAATTTATACAGGGTACTCAAGTATTCTGCAACGGCTTCATCAATGATATTCTGAAGTGCAGTGTCTGTCTTGTTAACAGCTGTGTACCGAATCTTTTCTACAGAATCTAAATGACGGGCCAACACATCGGCGGGCTCACCTGTATCTGTCTCTTCCAGCATGGGAATGTCGTCAATGATGCCGTGACGCCCTTGGTAGGCTTCAGTCAGAGAGTCAGCAATGCCCACGATGCTGGCGTAGAAATCACCCAGCGCCATGTGCTGGGCGTAACTTGTTGTACGTAAGTGCGCTCTGTGCGCATATTCACGGCTTAAGAACAGCAGTGCAATCAGTCGTCCGATCATGTCAACTCCACGGTAGGATTCATAGACGCAAGGTTAGCTACAAGCCTGCTGTCCGTAGGGTTGAATTCTAGAGCTTTTTTGCAAAACTCGATAGCAGAATCTTTCAGTCCAAGGTTCCATGCAGCGATGCTGGCAAGGTCATATGGTTTCTCAGTCCATACTGATGGGTCCATCGTATACACCAACTCTTTGTTTTTGATGTTCAGTGCAGACAAAGCAGCAGCGTAAGACTCAGCCCACATCGATCTGCGGTAGCACATCAGAGACAATTCAACCCATGGCTCACGTGTTCCGGGGGCTTCGGCAACAGCAAGGCGTGCCCACTTCAGAGCTTCTTCTGTATGCCCCAGTTCGTCGTGTGATTTAGCCATGAGGCGCATAGCGTAGGAACGCTCGTTCTGCCAAGTGGCCTCAGGCATGTTCAGATATTTATCAAGGGCTGCAATGGCTTCTTGCCAGCGGTAGTAGAAGGTCAGCTCACGGGCATGATAAAACGCGTTACGTGGGCAACGTGGGTCTTCTGCCACAGCCAGTTCCAGCAGCGGCATGTACTGTCCACGAGATTTAGTATTGTCAGGATGGTGGCTGACTAACAGCATATCCGTGTGGGCGTAAACTTCCTTGGTACGGTTGTCAGCTCGGGGGTACTCATGAACTGGGTGGTGCCAGTGATAACCGGTGCGGTGATGAATCTTTTCGTAGAAAAAACTAATTCCACAACCCCAGTCGAATTTATAGCGTAGACGGGTTGTGTTATCTGTCCAAACACGTTCAATCTCTTCACGCCAGCCGGGCTCCAAGACTTCGTCCAAGTCGAGCGAGATGCAGACATCATAGTCTCCGGGAATCAGGTTAAGGGCAGTGTCACGCGCCTTGTCGAAACGCCAAGGTCTAACGGATATGTCATACACCGTAGCACCCAAAGAGCGGGCAAGACCAGCGGTGTTATCTGTAGAACCTGTATCAGCAATAAGAATAAGGTCAGCATCTCTGGCAGATTCACAGAAGCGTGCTACAAATTGTTCTTCGTTTTTACTGATGGCGTATACGGCAATTTTCATATGTATCCTTTAAGAAAGTGGGTCGGTTGGCCACACCACTGTCTTTATATCAGAATACGTTTTAGTTATGTCGCGCAAGGCTTGGCGATATGCAAGTACAACCGCAAACTTCTCCGCTGACATTGTGTTGGGGATACCCATAAGGTCTTCTTCATTTTTACGGATCAGCACCCAGTCAGTCATAGCCAACTTGATATTACGGGTTTCTACTAATGTCAGTTCCCGATGCGCAGGATGCTCGGCTTCATCTTGGATAGCCGCTGCTTCAATTTTGCTTAAATTTTCAGCAATCCACACCATTTCATGCAGGTCGGCCCCAGACTTTACTTGCCCATTGGTGTACTCAACTACATAAATATTTCGGTCCGGCTCGTATGCAAGAACACGAACATTTTCAGCATAGGGAAAACCCGCACCATACATAAATGCGTTGGTGGAAGAAAAAACACGATCAACACTATTGATTCTGCAGCTTACTGCGTTGTTGTAAAAATCAACAGTAATGTAAGTATGTGCCATGATAAGTGCCTTTAAATGACCAATTGGATAAATGCAAGTTTAATGTTTGCAGGTACAGCGTCTGAAGTGACTGATCCGCCAGCAACAGCGTGTGTATGTGAAAAAGTTCCAGAACTGTGGTTTACATACATCTGAGTGTAATAACTGCTGCCACCCGAATAGTGTGCGTGTGCGTAGTTATCAGATGCTGCAGTTGGCCCAGTCGTCGTATACGTATTTGTCTCACTGGTTACTGTTCCGTGTGCAGTGGCTGAAGATGTAGCGTACCCAAGGAAATACCCTTGCATGTCAATCGTGCCATTAGCGCCGTTACAAACTTTCCAGTACGGTGGCAGTAAGGACAAGTTTCCGCAGTACATAACCACAGTAGCGCTTTTTGGTAACTGCCGCGATGCTGCGATCCACAGTTTAAGAAGCTTGCCTTTTAGCGCGTTAATGGTTGCCGTTGCAGTGACAACATGTGTATGGCTAGACGGCGGATACGAAGTACCGTTGGATTGCAAACTGGATGTCTGCGTAGACGTGTATTCGTTGTATGGGCTAAGGCTATGTGAGTGTGACCCAGAAGAATACAAAGCCGCTGTAAGCGTCATGGTGTGACTAGTTGCTGCGGTGTCTGCCACCGCGCTGCCACCCGCGATATAACGGTTAGATGTAGCCGCCAGTTTTTGAGTCCCACTGACCAAGTTTGTACCATTAATGTGGATGGTATTGGCTGGAAAGAACCTTTGCTCCGTGGCTGTACGAAGCATAGTTATGGTAGTTCCAACTGGTTTTAGCTCGGTACTCGCTGTACCGTTGGCCGTAATAGAGTGCGTATGCTCACCAGAAGACCTTCTTGAGCTTGTCGGTGAAGCTCCATATCCGCCAGCAACAAGAATGTCAGGGCCGTAGTGTGATCCTGCGGTAGATAAACTTGTGGCTGTGGCTGTTGAGCTTCCACTGGCAGCTGCTGTGGTGGCAATTTCTGCTTGAGTTGCCGTGCCTACAATAAATTTGTTGGCCGCGTCTGTGTAAATATCCCAGCCGTCTACCGCAGCAGAATAAGTGCCATTGTAAAAAATAACAGTATCAGCAGGGATTGCATAGACGTAAGGTGAAGTAAACCCGCCGAGTGAACTTTTGACGGACAGCATGATTTACCTTTAAGCGTATTTGATCTGAGACACAAGAGCGGTGTACGTGGCAGCGGCTGTCTTAATTAAAGTCAAAGTGTAGATATCCAAAGCACTGGCGCTACCGCCTGTGATGGGCGAACCACCGGGATATTTAGGCGTAACAGTTACCGTGTCCACAGTAAACGCTGTGGGGTAGTAAGCCGTGGTGCTGTTGGTAACGATCAGAATCGCTGTGACAGACTGGCCGGTTTGCAGCAAAGAGTCCAGCGTTGTGCCACTGTTGCCTCGCACGTTCCACGTAAAGTTTGTCGTTGCGTTGCCGGTGTAGTACAGGATACCTTGCGTGAGTACATCGTACTGAAGCGTTGCCGCAGGCGCGGATGGGGATACCGTTACAAACTCGAACGGCCCCTTGAGCGTTTTGCTGGTCAGCGTTTGATTGCCTGTCAGCGTTGCCAGCGTGGCTAGAAATGTAGCATCTACGTTTGGCTGAATGATTTGCGTTGTCATGCTGTACCTTTAGGAAGTAGGCAGTGGTGCTGTTGGCGGTGTGAACGTTGCGGTGTAACGAGCTTGGCTGTTAGTAATACGCCAATCAGCCAAATACCCAGTGTAATATTCACTTGCATAACCGGGGGCTGCGCCAAACCAGCAATAACCGTCCGTAAACGTTTGTGTAGTAAGTGTCCAAGTGCCGCCGAGAACGCCGTTAATATAAATATTAAGTGCTGTGCCGTTACGAACAAATGCTACATGGTTCCATGCATTTAAATTCATTGCATTTGTTGTTGTAACTTTAAATGCACTTGCGCTGTAAATAAACACGTTGCCGCTTGCATTCAAACCTGTGTGGAATCCTGTAGATGATGCGGCTCCAGAACTGCACCCCCACAAAGATTTATAGTTGGCAAACGCTGTTGGGTACAGCCACATTTCAGCCGTAAAGTTACCCGTGCCAAAAGCATTTTTTGTACTTAAAGGCGCGATGATGTAGTCACCCGTACCGTCAAAATACATACTGCTGTACGTGTTCTTCTGGAATGGGTTAAACGATTTGACCGCAGTGTCGCCATTCCTTGTAATAGTGAACGCGTTTGTGCTGTTATCCACAAACGATTTAGATTGACAAGTTAAAAGCGATGTACCACTGACAGCGGTTAATGGTGCGGTGGGGGGTGTAAAGGCAGATGTATAAAGGGCTGTGCCTTTAATTGCACGAACATTAGAGATATAACCAGTAAAAGCCTCAGCACCTTGTCGTGCTGCAACACCAATAATGTTAGTACTGTTGGTGTCCAACGAAGCAGAACTTGTTCCTGTTGCCTCAGACACTCCGTTTAAATATAAGGTAAACGCAGTCCCATTACGAACTAATGCAATGTGATACCACTGATTGGGAACAAGCGTTGTTGTTCCTTGCATAAACACACCACTACTATTTAAATTGTACGCCCACAATTGCAATTTATTTAGAATTGAAGGTGCACCGTTACTCCATTGAATTTCCCAAGCATTTGCACCATAAGTTAAATTGTTGCCTAAGAAATGCGTTGTTGAACCTTGTGCAGCAGTTCCATAAGCCCAGAATTCAATTGTGAAATTACTTGTGCCAAATGACAAAGCAGAACTTGAGGGTGTTGTTAAATAATCACCAGTACCATCAAAATAATTACTGTAGTAAGACCCAGCGTATGGTGTCTCATAGGCAATCTTTGTGTCACCAACTGTTTCAAAGTCGGCTGTACGGCTGCTATCGGTTGCACCAGCTTTGTCCATGTTGAGCAGCAAGACTGTGTTTTGAACAGCTTGTACTGGTGCTACGGGTGGAGCGAATCCGCCGGTGTAGAGTGCTTGACCTTTGATGATACGGAAATCAGAAATGTATCCGGGCAAAAAGCTTGCTCCGGCTTGCGACGCCAAATACAACGTGCCTGTGTTGTAGTTTGTTGAATCAGTAACTGTTGCAATCAAAACACCGTTGATGTAGA